CAACTAAAGTCTGCTTGGCTCGTGTCCCATTCAGATGTACCTAAACCAGTCTCTTCTTGCATCTCTTCTGTAGAGCCTAAGTCTGAATCCCAAGTGTAACCACCTGCTATATTATCGACTTGCATATCTTTAGGGTCTTCTACAACATACTCTTGTGTAGTAGGAGTTGTTTCTACACCACCCCAAGGACCAATAGTTAAGTCTAAATCAGGATCATACCCTCTCCAAGACATATCGAAGTAGCTTCCTATCTTATCGAAGAAACCCATATCTTCTCTTTGTTTATCTGACATCTCATTAAAAGCAATCTGATCAATTAGCATATCTCTCTGCTGTGAAGGAGATAGAGAGACACCTCCTGTATACATACTCTCAGAACCTGGTCCTGTGTAGTTCCCCATAAATGTTGGAGTGTAAGGAGTGTCTATCCCTAGCTTACCTGCTAAGTTAGCTGCTTCATTTAGACCTTCAGCAAAAGGATTAATACCCATATTGAAGTCCGCTGCAGTTCTGACACCTGTCCCTAACATACCAAAAGGTTGAGTCAGAAGACCTAATGTAGTTCTACCACTAGTGAAATAGTCTCGGTAGTCTTGAGCTGTAGGTGTATAATCACCACCTGTAGTTCCACTAATGCCTATAGCACTGTCACCTGAGTCATAAGTAGTAGAAGGAACAAAAGGCTGTATCGTCATATTACCGTCACTACCTACTGGTCCTTCATAAGGATAATTAGTTGGTTCAGGAAAAGAAGTCTCTACAGGGGTGCTACCTAAAGCACCAGTAACACCTGAGCCTACTGATACTTGAGAGAATAACTGCTGTGCTGAAGGTGTGTTATAACTAAAAGCACCTGATGTCTGTTGAGTACTAGTGCCTAGATTAGACAACATACCTGAAGTACCATCTTGACCGCCACCCCAAGATCTAGCAGGACCTGGGGATATAACATTACTAACTTTAGGGTCAGCAAAGCTCTCTGCTAAGTTTAAATCTGATGCAAAGAATCCCATTAGCTCAAGTCATAATCTACAGAACAGAACATTGAAGTACCATCTGAGACACAAGTAACTACGTCTACTTTACCTGAACCTGAAGTGGCTGTATAAGAAGCACCTGCAGGGAACTTAAACTCAGTATCTAATGTAAGTGTGTAAGCACCTTGGTTCTTAATGATGAACTTAGTCTCTTTACCTGATACTTGGTTAGATACATCTAAAGTGAAACCTGTAGCTGTAATATCTACAACGAACACATTAGTATTCAATAAGTTAACTGTCTTATTAGACGTCATAGAGACAGCATTAGAAGCAGTGTAGTGTGACTTAGTGAAAGCCTGTGCTGTACCTAAGAGAGCAGGTGTCTGATTATTAATAGTAGCTGAAGAAGCAGTTAATGCATTACAGGTAAAGTTCTCTGAAGCAGAGCCAGTAAGGTCTGCCTTAGAGTTTACTGCTGTACGTACCGATGCGAACTCAGTATTGAAGTCTGTACCTGAAATTACCTTATTAGGGTCTGTATCTAGAAGAGCATCCTTACCTGCCCAGTTTACTTGTATAGAGTAGTTTGACATATTAATATACCTTACCTTGTTTATATAATAGAGTGATTGACTGTAGAGATGCTTTGTAACCGTTAGTCACACCATCCATCTCAAATCTTAAATATTTAGCATCTCCTGCTAATGGAAGACCTGCTTCCTTAAGACCATAAATAGGAGCATACTTAGATGCACCAAATAACGATGCACTGTTGCCCCACTTGTATTCTGTACCTGCTACAGTAGGATTAAGTTTAAATGAAGCTGAAGAGGCAGGAGTTAATTCAAAGTCCTTATATACTCTTAAGCCTGCATCAGTACCTTGACCACCTGATACTACAATCAACATCTTCTTTAAGATAGACGAAATGTAGCCATTACCTAAGTCAATCCATACAGTAGAGAAAGCTCCAGTGAAAGGATTGTTAGTATAGACTGAGCTACCCTCATAGTCAGCATCATAGTAACCTTCATAAGAACAAGCGTGTCCTGACTCTTGACCAAATAATAGACCATACGTCTCAGAGTAAGTCATAGAATAAGGATGTCTGTGGCCTTCAAAGTACCACTTAGTTACTCTAGGAGTATTCCTAGGTGTCCAGTATGTAATATCGAATACGTAGGTTACATTTAAATCTGGGAAGGTAATAATATATAGACCTTCATCTAATACGTAAGCTGACTTAATGTTCTTACTAGCAGTAACATTAGCAATCATCTCATCTTTAACTGTAACAGATACTTCTCTTAGTGGTAGTTTATCTTGGTTAGCTTCAGCAGTACGCTGTAATGAACGCACACCAGTATCAGACATAAAGAATAAGTCGTTACCTACTGCCTGAATAGAGTCTCTAGATACACAGCCAACACCTTTAATGACTTCATCTAAAACTAGAGAAGTTACATCCCAAGGGTTGTTATAGATAGCGATATTTTGTCTACCGAAGATTACTAACTTACCTGCATAAGAAGCGATATGTATAATCTCATCCCCACCCCAAACATACTTTAGGTTTAAGTAGCCTGCATCACCAGTAGACCAACCATCAGGGTCTTCTAACTGTGAATAATAGAGTGTACTCTTATCTTCTGTAATACCTCCAGCCCACATACGACCAAACTGACCTAGACCACAAGAAGGGTCGAAGGTAGTAACACCTGCTGGTTTAGTAGCTACTATTCCCCAAGTACCTCCTGTATACTCTAAGATAGAAGCACCTGTCTGGAAAGCATAGATGTCTACATCGAACTCTATGAACTGCCAATCTGAAGCTCCAGCTCCAGTAGCGAATGAGTTAATCCAAGCAGTGTCAGGGTTAGCTAAGTCTACTTCATATATTGTACCGTTAGCCGAACCAAAGATTTTATTCGTAGGTTTGTGCTCAATTAAAGCACCAATAGGATTACCTTCAGCTATTGTTCTTTGTTTGAGACCTTTACGGAATGTAACACGACCGCCTTCAGTATAGACAATATTATCTGCCTTAGTGAACCACGTAGGGTCTAGAGCAGTAGGGTGGGTCTGAGTATCTAAACCATTGACACCTACTGTGTCTAATACGGCAGCTTGTAGCTGTTTATTGTAGACAGTCATTAAGCTCTGTACCAGTCTCTTTCGTACTCGAAGTTACCTGCATCTAATTGTACAGCTTGTAACATAGAGTCTCTAGCTTCAGCAGCGACAGCACTATATTGTGTACCACCATCTTCACCACGCTCAGCGATAGCTCTTGCCCACGCACCTAAGATAACAGGCTGGGAAGGAACACGAAGAACCTCAGTAGCTGTATTTAAATCATCTTGAGCACCTACTACATTTACCGCTACAATTTGGTCATTCTCTTTAGTACTAGGTACTGGGTAGAAGTCAATGTTGAAATCAGGTTCACGTGAAGCACCTGCTTGAGATACACCATTGAAGGCATACTTAGTTGGCTCACCTGAAGAGGATTGCGCTAAAGGGAACACTGCTTCATTTACCCAATCATTAGGTACTTGATCTAAGACAGTTCCTGTGTTCTTATTGATTACGTCTAATACTTTGAATGATACACCAGCACCACGTAAGGCATC